ACGCCTGCCGGCGTAGATGGTGTAACGTATCTTGTAATGCCTGTGCAAATTCGCACTTAATAGGTGGCCAAAAAAAGCACCAACGTGGAGATCGACGAACGGGTAAACACCGTTTACGATCTCCTTTTGCGTGCCAACAGCAGGACGCAAATTCTGCGATATGCGGCGGAGACATGGGGCTGCGGTGAGCGCACTGCTGAAACTTACATGTCTCGCGCCCGTCAACTTATGGCGCTTGATGCCGAGCTAGAACGCCCGCAGTGGCTGGCTGCTGCTGTAGCCCGACTGCAGGATTACGAACGCTTGGCGCGAGATAAAGGCAACCTGAGCATTGCGATTAAAGCCCTCGAAGACCAAGCCAAGCTGCTGCGGTTTGAGATGTCATGAGTCTGCTGGCTGGCATTGTTGAACCCGGCAAGTTGCTTGGGTTTATGGATGTTGCCACGCAGGAAGACACAGGCCACCTATTGCAACGCATCCGCAATGACCTGCATCCAGGGCAGCTTGCGTTTGTCAATGACGACACCACCGAAATCATTGGCATCAGTGCTGGTTATGGGGCCGGCAAGACCCGTGCGCTATGCGCCAAGGCGGTGATGCTTGCTGCAGCCAATCAAGGCTTCATTGGCGCGGTGATGGAACCCACCGGCCCGTTGATTCGTGACATCTGGCAAAACGACTTCGAGCAATTCCTAGAGGCGTACGACATCCCGTACACGTTCAGGGCTAGCCCGCTGCCGGAATACATGCTGCACTTGCCAGGCGGTGACACCAAGATCCTGTGCCGCAGCTTTGAGAATTGGAGTCGCATTATTGGCCTCAACTTGGCATGGGTGCTTGCTGACGAGATTGACACCGTGACACCCAGCATTGCCAACAAGGCATTCCCCAAGATCCTTGGTCGCTTGCGGTCTGGCAATGTCAGGCAGTTTGGCGCCGCCAGTACACCCGAGGGCTTCCGCTGGATGTGGAACACGTTTGGCAGCGAAGAGGCGCAAGGTCGCGAGGACCGCAAGCTGATCAAGATGCGGTCAGTGGATAACCCACACCTGCCGCCGGACTTCATCGAGAGGCTGCAGGCCAACTACGACCCGACGATGTTGCGGGCATACCTCGATGGCGACTTCGTCAACCTCGCTACAGGCACCGTTTACGACCGCTTTGATCGCAGCAAGCATGTAACAACTGAGCTGCCGGACCTTGACCGCGAACCGTTGCGCATCGGCGTTGACTTTAACGTCGGCAACATGTCTGCCGTTATCGCGGTACGCATGGGCGACAAGCTGCTAATCATTGATGAAATATCAGGTGCACATGACACCGACGCCATGGCACAGGAAATCAAAAGTCGCTACCCACATCGGCGGATGTACGTCTACCCAGATGCCAGCGGCGGCAACCGCAGCACCAATGCAACCCGCACTGACATCCAGATCCTTGAGTCCTACGGGATGTCTAACCAGTCACCTAAGGCAAACCCTCCCGTTCGTGATCGCGTCGCTGCTGTTCAGGCTTTGCTGGAAAATGGTAAAGGTCAAGTCAGGATGCAAGTGTCAGAAACTTGCAAGCGGCTTATCGAATGTCTAGAGCTGCAGTGCTACACCGAAAAAGGTGACCCCGACAAGGACGGCGGCCATGACCACATGAATGATGCGCTCGGCTATCTGATCTGGCGTGAGTTCAACCCGCTGCACGCTGGCGCTGGCCGAGGCACTGGCATCAGGTTGTATTAAGTGCGTAAACTGTTGGCATCGCAGGCGGTCTAATGTACACCGGCTATAACTTTTACGACAGGCCGCTTGCTCAACGGCAGGTCACAAATGTCAATGACCCCAACACCGTTTGGTATGCGCAAGAGCCGCATTGGATCTTGATTGAAGACCTACTGCAAGGCACCTACGGGATGCGCCGCAAGCATCGCCGATACCTGCCACAGGAACCACGGGAGCTAGATGAGTCCTACGACAACCGCCTAGCGCGTAGCGTCTGCCCGCCGTATTACGCACGCCTTGAGCGGATGCTGGCTGGGATGCTGACCCGTAAACCCGTAAGGCTTAACGACACATCAGACACCATCCGCGAGCAGTTGTTTGATGTCAACCTGATGGGTGATGACCTCAATGTATGGACTTATGAAACCGCACGCAAGATGGTCCGTTATGGCCACGTTGGTACATTGGTGGATGCACCTGCTGATGGGGGTAGACCCTATTGGGTGACATACACTCCAAGGCAAATCCTTGGTTGGCGGTCTGAACTGCAAGATGGCCAGCAGAAACTGACCCAACTGCGACTGCTGGAATCCACCATCGTGCCTGATGGCGAATACGGCGAAAAGGCCGTTGAGCAAATTCGTGTACTGACTCCCGGTGAATACCAGTTGCATCAGAAAGACGACCAAGGCGACTTCAAGATCATTGATGAAGGCCGCACCAGTCTGAACGAGATCCCATTCAGCGTTGCCTACGCCAACCGGCATGGTTATCTGGAATCACGGCCACCGCTTGAGGACATCGCCGAGCTGAACCTAAAGACCTATCAAGTGCAGTCGGACCTCGACAACCAGTTGCACATCTCAGCAGTGCCGATGCTGGCGTTTTATGGCTTCCCGTCAGCAGCAGAGGAAGTTTCCGCCGGCCCCGGAGAGGCGATTGCATTTCCTGCTGATGGTCGCGCCGAGTACATCGAACCCGGTGGTAGCAGCTTTGATTATCAGTTCCGCCGGCTAGAGCAACTGGCAGCGCAGATCAACGAACTCGGCCTGTCGGCAGTGCTCGGTCAAAAGCTATCGGCTGAAACCGCTGAAGCCAAACGAATCGACCGCAGTCAAGGTGACAGCACGATGATGGTCATTGCGCAAAACGTGCAGGACATGATCGACAACAGCCTGCAATTTCATGCGCAATTCCTTGGGCAAAATGAAGCTGCCGGTAGCTGTCACGTCAACCGTGACTTCATCGGTGCACGGCTTGACCCGCAGGAAATCCAAAGCCTGCTGCAGCTTTACACTGCTGGCACCATCACCCAAGAAACGCTCCTTCAGCAGCTTGCTGACGGCGAGGTGCTGGGTGATGACTTTAACGTAGAGGAGGAGCTTGAGGCCACGGCCAATGCGGGAATGGATTTACAACCTATTGGACTGGCTAACCGACAGGCTGATCGAGATGATGGAGAAACTGGAACCGATTCCTCCGAGGAAGCAAGAGCTTGATTATCACGTTTCATTGCTACCTGACGAAATCCTCGCCATTGTGCGCGTCACTTGGTATCGCAACGGCAAGGCTGATGAGGTAGACCAAGTGGTGCTGCATGAAGATGGGCAAAATGGCTACGACGCCTTTGCGGCCTTAGTGCAGTCTGCATTAAAGAAAGGCGCTAATGTCAGCATCCGATCGGGGTATGCGCCACAGGACTTAGGCATCTACCAATGAGCACACCTGAGGCGCTATATCGCAATGCCATCGACCTGAACCGTTATAGCAACAGCGTTGCGCGTAGGGTCATCAATGCGTATAACGACATCATCATTGATGCAACTAATCAACTGCGCACTATTGATGAGCTAGCGGCACCTGTAAAGGCAGCACGACTGCGGGCAATCTTGGCGCAACTGAAGGAGTCGCTTGGTACATGGGCAGGTGATGCAACTGAGCTGACGGCATTGGAACTGCAAGGCTTGGCGGAACTGCAATCGGAGTTCGTTACTGAGCAGTTGCGCCGTGCGCTGCCAGTTGGCGCCCGCGATGCAGTACGCACTGTTGAGATCAGCCCGCAATTTGCGCAGTCGGTTGTGACGACAGACCCGACGCAACTAAACGTGGTTGCGCTGAGCGATGACCTGTTTGCAGCAGTGCAAGGCGCACCAGCAACATTCAGCCTTACCGCTGCCCAAGGTGCGACTATCACGTTGCCTAATGGCGAGGTGATCAGCAAAGCATTTCGCGGCGTTGCTGTTGACCAAGCGGAGAGGTTTTCGCAGGTGGTACGACAAGGACTGCTAACAGGTGAAACCACACCGGATATTGCCAAGCGGTTGATAGGCAGCTTGCAATTTGGCGAGGAAGCTAAGACCGTCCGGCAATTGGTCGCCGCAGGCGGGCAGTCAACGGCTATAGCCGACAACCAAATCGTGACCCTTGTCCGCACTAGCATCAATCAAGTAGCAAATACCGCCAGCCAGCAGGTATATGAAGCAAATCAAGATATCACTAAAAAGTATCGCTATGTGGCAACACTGGATACCCGCACCAGCAGCATTTGCCGTGCATTGGATGGTCAGCAGTTTCCATACGGCAAAGGGCCAACTCCGCCGCAGCACTTCAACTGCCGATCAACGACAGTGCCGGTGATCGATTACGAAGGGCTTGGCTTCACGCCTCCGCCGCCCGCCAAACGTGCATCAGCAGGCGGGCAAGTGCCAGCGGACGTGTCTTACGGCAACTGGCTGGCAAATCAGCAAAAGGGCGAATCTAAAACTGATCTGCTGACTAGGCAAACAGAAGCACTTGGTGCGGAAAAGGCCAAATACTTTAGAAGGCTTGCAAAAGATAACGGACCAGATCAAGCCATCGCCAAGTTGGTGCGCGATGATGGCTCTGAGTTAACCTTAGAACAACTAAGCAAACGATATGGACCTGCCTAGCCTGCGGCATTTTCGCAATACCGGCATCTATAGCGACCCCGTTGAGGCGCTTGTCGGTGAGGCATGGGTGCCAGCGATTTATACCGACAAAGGCTGGGCAACCGCAGACGGCGCTAGCCTGTTGACAGGTATCCAGGAATGGCGTCATGCCGCTGAAGCGGGGCAAGTCACAGAGTGTAATCTCAGCCAACATCAAGGCGGAGATGAAAGCGGGCAAGCCGCAAAAGCAGGCAATCGCAATCGCGCTGTCAAAAGCCGGAAAATCACGCAAGCCAAAGGGTAAGAAGTGATGCCTAAGTACACCGGACCAGCCAAGCCTCAAAAGCCCATGCCCAAGAAAGGTGGCAAGAAGAAATGAAACGCGGTGACCGGGTTAGCTGGAACTACCAAGGCAAACGCACCTTTGGCGTTGTCACCAGCAT